CTCTTTATTGAAAGGAATTAGCTCATAGTAAATCTCACTTGTATCTTTATTCATTACCGTAAACAAGGCAGGATTTTCTGTTAAATCCATGTAAGCTTGGTATAACGATACTTGTGCAGCATAAACAGGATTAGCATCAGCTACTCCTCTACGCACAAATTCGTTAAACTTTTTGCTGTTTGCGGACTTACACTCCCATAAAAACGGATAATCTATTGGAACTGGCCCAGAACATATAACACCGTCAATATGCCCCTTTATTTGCTCGTCAGCGACTGAGAAGCCAAATTGCTTACCTTGGGAGTCATGAGTCTTTAATTCAAAGCCAGCACGCCTTAAATAGCCAGCAATCATATCTTCTATGAAATGACCCATATCAAATATGCGTAACGTCCTGGCGGAGAACTCTTTCTCTTCATCCGGGGCAGCTTGCATATATCTGTACTGAATTTGTCTTGGGCAGGGGCTGCCAAGAGATGAGCCGCCAAGATACTTTCTTTTTGGCTGTTCATCATTATTTACGCATATAGCTTTATCAATCTCATAAGAGATTAGTTCTATAGCATCAGAAAGGTATGGGGTCGTTTGGGAAGTCTTCGGTGTCAGAACTGGTGATACTCTGTTCAAATTCAAGAAGCCCTTGCTCTGTAAACTCATCCCTAATCTCCTTCATTTTTTGAAAATAGGCGACCATCCCAAGAACTTCTTTTTCCTGTAAATCACACAGCCGTTTTTCCCATCCTATATTGCCAAATATTTTGGCTACATTTGATAATGTATCTTCTTCTATTGAACCATCGTTGATTCTGGAATTATTAGGTTCCATTGTTTAGCATCCTTAGATTTTACATTAGGATTTTTAAAAGAGACATAATGTACATTGTTTCTGCCAGTTACAATTTGAGCCAAGCCCGATGTAAATGCATCCATGTAGTCTTCTGTTACGTCATCAATAAAATCACACATTGCGTCCATTAACTCTTCATTGTTTTCATGAGAGTCACCAACGCTCAAAAAACCATCTATCTTTTTATAAGATTTATTCTTCATAAAAAGAACTAAGTTTATCTCAACTCTCATTTTGTTCATTTACCTGTTTGATGCATAGCCCTATTTGCATTGCAATCTGTGGGACTATTGCGTTTCCTAATCCTTTAAGTCGGTCCACCCTTTTGGATACCCCATTAGCCACTCGACCCACGTTGGGTTCAGCTGCCCACCATTCTTCTGTTGGTTGTCTGTGTACTGCACTGCTACATCGAGTGTGTCCATGCTCACTTTGCCGTTCCGCGTCCTTCCCCCCAGATAACCGCCCTTGTGATCTCTTGTTGTCGGTGTAGGCCACATTTGCACTGTTTTTGACAACCCCGCTCCCTTCCCTGTTTTCGGATTTATCCCGCTCCGTTCTGTCGCTGTTGGCGTGGGCCACATTTTCACTTGGTCTGCTAAGTTTGCCCCGAACACTAAATTGCTCGACTTGCTTATTCTGCGCCCCCTCTCGTCCAATTGCCTCGGTCCACCCGTCCCGTCCGTTGTTCTCGGCGTAGCCCACAATCCAAAGCCTATCTCTTCTGTGTGGGGCGTTGACGGCACAAGCTGGAACAATAAACGGTTGGCAGGAGTAGCCTTCGGTTTCCAAGTCAGAAAGCACTGTGTCGAGCCCCATGCTGATGTGTCCATAAACATTTTCGCAAACAATCCAATTTGGTCGTTTTGCTTCAATAATGCGGAATATTTCAGGCCAGATGTGGCGGTCATCTTCTTCGCCTCTTTGCTTCCCGGCGACACTAAATGGTTGGCACGGGTATCCTGCTGTGAGGATGTCGCAGTCTGGAACAAGTCCATCTGGGTCATTTGCTAACTCCTTTACGTCTCTAGCAATCTTAACATCAGGCCAATGTTTTGCCAGTATTTTGCGTGACCAAGGCTCAATATCGCAAAATAAAACAGGGTGAGATAATTCTGCCCAACCAAAACCAAGAGCAAAGCCCCCGATTCCAGAACACAAGTCTACATGTTTGAGCATAATGTTCTCCGTTGGTGGGGGGTGGCTTTACGGCACTCGTGCCACCCAAACGAGCCTAACACCATCTATGGATGCCGTTAGTATGCATTTTTTAAGGCGGGAAAGGCCAAGCTCCCCTAGTACACCTAGGCGCACTGTGAGGCCTTTCCCTAATCAATACCAGAACCTCCTTTAGGAGAACAAAGCATTGACTATTTAAGAGCCCAAGACGGAACCACCCCAGACGCTGTAGCTGGTGGGATTTGACCTTGATTGCCATTAGGCGCCGCAGGTGCAGCTGAGGCCACTGAGCCATTATTCATGGAGATATAATCTTTATCACCTGGAACCAAAGGAACAACCATTTTGTTCTTAGCAGGGTATCCGTTTTGCTCTGGCTCTATACCAACCAAGAAACAAAACTGTTGACCCTGCAAAACTTGAATACCAGCAATGTTGCGTTTTTGCTGGGCTTCATTAGACATGTCGTCTTTTTTCAAGTTATAGATACTATCGACCATACGCCTTAACGTGTTCAAGCCAATATTCCTTGCGACAGGAACGCCGTTATTATCTAGCTTCTCGCCATGAACAAATAAGTTGTGCCAAACACGCCTTTTATCGTGATTGCCCCCGATAATAGTAAACTCCATTGGGCAATACACAGCGCTACTAGACATAGACTTCTTGAACAACATGCCTTGACCAAACTCAGACATCTCTTCGTCACCGCCAAGAAGATTAATAATTGCAACAACAGATGTTTTGTCAGGAATAAGTTCCAGAGGCTTCTGTTCTTCGGCGGTTTCAATTTGATTTAAATTAAGCATTTTCTACATTCTCCACTTCATTAGTAGGTTTCACAAAGTTCATAGTGCGTTCGTTTTGAGGAACGCCATTGCTCATTTTTTCTAGAAGCTTGCCTAAATGTGGCTCTTCCAGAAGTTCTAGTCTGCCAGACCTATCTTTCGCTGGATAGCCCCATTGATTTAAAGTTTGGCAAACAAAAGCCCGATAAGGGTTGCCGTTATCATCTGACATCACAGCCATCGTAATAACTTCATCCACAATGCCAGGTAATTCACGGCTAGTCTTGGCGCCTTCAAGTTGAAGTTCAAAAGTCTCGCGCCCATAGTCATCTATTCTTTGGTCAAGAATACCGACAAACACAACATTCTTATCTCTAATATGCTGCAAATGAGATAGCCATCCCATCATTTCCCTGCCCTGCATACCGTAGGCCGCTCTGGTATCTAATTTGCCAGTTCGTTCTGATCTACATTCGGGCTGGTTTTGGCAATACACAAAACAAAGTCTAGCCGCCACCGTAATTGAGTCTACAAAAATGGTATCATACTTAGATAAAACATCTGCTGGATCACCATAAGTTTGACACACATAATCATAATGCATTTGGCTGTATGTTGCCTCATCACCTAAAGAGGGATTGGGGCCACCGAGAAATACTGCAAAATCACGGCATTCTTGCCAAGTTCTAGGGCGGATAACGTCAATAGCTACACCTTCAATAGCCGCATCACCTGCCTCTAAATCCATGAACAATGTCTTGGAAGGGTCGAGGGTTCGGGCAAGAGAAGTCTTGCCCACCCCAGACTGACCACAAACAACTAACTTGTGGCCTTTCTTTTCAGCTAATCGCTGTTCTGCTGATATAATGTTAAGCATCATCACCCCCTTCAATGTCTACACTGACACCTTGAAGATGAACGGTTCTAGCTTCGCTCAACATCGCTTTAATAATTGGTGGTGCAGCGTTGAACTTTGCTTCTGGAATTGTGTAAGTGACTTTGCAGTAATGCTTGGCAGTCTCTTCATCCATTGCGTTCAAAGCCTTGATAACCATACCTGGTTCCCATTCGACCTTTTTCCTAATGTTGACCTTAATCTTAAAGCCATTGTCCTCAACAGTTACAGCACCAAAGTCCTTACCATCCTGACGCAATTTATTCTGCGCCCGCTCCAAGTAACGACCTTCAAGTTCGCTTTTAAGTAATTTCATTTTTTGTTGAGCCGCTGAAATCTGTTCTTCTAGAACTTTCTTTAAATCTGAAAGCTCAGGCAGAGATGCGGAGTGTAACGAATTATCGATCACAGATGATTTATCTGTCATATTAAGCTCCATAGATAGTGTTTAGAAGCCTAATCTAGGAAGTAGATAACCTACTGTCAAGAAATAATCGTTATTTTTTTTTAGAAATCTTTATCTCTATGTCGTTCACTATTTTCATTAGCTTCTTTTTTAAACGAAAGACGCCAGTTTCTAAACCTTTGGCATCTTCGACAACAAACTCCTCAGAACCATCTTGATTTATTTCGTAATAAGTAAAGTCAGCTATGTAAGCACAAACCTTTTGCTCATTAATTATAATGTCAAATTTAACTTGCGTTTTTAAATCACGAATATGATTAGCACGCTGCAACATGACTAGCTGACCATATCGTTCAGCTTCCCATTTGCTATCAAACATAATACCAAGACATTCAGTTTTCTTTGCATTGAATTTATTTTTTTGGTAGAATCTATTATAACTTGGCATTTTATGGTGCTTTCAATATGGAAAAAGATAATAAGAGATGGAAGTCGGTAGGTATAGACCTTACCACATACAATAAACTTCGCAAGATTTGTGAAGAGGAGGATAGAAATATTAGCCAGCAAATAAAGCGCATGGTTAATCGTGAGTATCGTGATACATTTAAAAATGACTCACTTGGCATAGGCTCAGTGGGTTAACATAGGAGGGCATAGTATGTTCAGTAAATTTATAAGAATATTTTTCCCAGCTTGTTTCCAAGAGGAAAAGCCAAAGAAAAAGAAGCGTGGAAGAGGCAGGCCAAAAGGAAGCAAGAATAAAAAGAAATGAACATTTCTATCGGTGACGGTTCAATGCAGAGAAACATAAAAGATGGCTTGTGTCCTAGATGTCAAACACAGATGCAACCTGTTGAAGTGCATGGTCATGTGCAATGTTCCGTCTGTCACTTGGTTATAGAAGAATGTTGCCAAGGCGAAACTGCATCTTGTGTTGTTGACCCGGATGATTTAAGTAATGGCGCTGGGTCATTGTCCTAAATGACAATGCAGTTTAGTCTTTTAGAGCGATTTAAAGTTGTGTTAATGCCAAGCGAATCTGACCCAGATTTTAAATGGGCTGTTTGGGACAACGAGAAAAACAAAATGCGTTATCGTGTTACAGACAAAGATTATGCTGAGAAGCTAAAAGGCTTATTAGAAAATAAAAGTTAGTTAGCCAGGGCTCTCATGCGGTCTACTAAACGCCTAGCCCTGTTTGGCACTTGCGTATACCACTTTGAGTCAACCATTTCGTCTGCGGCTTTATCCCAATCTCTAGCATCAACACCAGCTTTCATGCCTTTAAATTTGCTCAATCGAGGCCGACCCATGTTAAACATCATGTTTGCAATGATATGTTGGCACTCCTCTGGCAGCTCGTCAAAGTCTGGATACAAAACCTTACATTCATCAAGTGTTACAGCTATATCAAGAGCAAACAACTGGCGCACACGCTCTTGTTCAACAACTGTGCCTACAGGTTTGCCATATTCTTCGTCTACTTCAGTAATCATGTGACCCACGCCTGTTGTACAGATTCCTAAATGATCTAGGTATATCTCGTACTTACAGCCTTCGTCTTCAGCGATCTCTTCTCGTAATCTATCTTTGTTCATTAAATAAGTCCTGCTGTTGCGCCGCGTATACCAAGAGCCTCTGCTACTGCTGGATCTTGTGCAGCTCTTTGTCTAATAGGGGATATCTGCGAAAGAGATGTTCCGGGCGCTGGAGATGGAGCTTGAGGTATAGCCGAACTTATGTTCGGGATATCTACATTTTTACTTTCCATAAAAGCTTTTGCCTGTGACTCACCCTCGTTTATTCCTTCTTGTGCCATTTGTGCGCCGACTTGCGGTATTCTGCCAAGAGCAGCTTGAATCGCATTAGAGTATATTCTAGCTCTAGTCTGCAAATCTTTTCCTTGAGAAGCTCTCCAAGCATCATCTACTTGTTTCAAAGCCGTGCCGCCTGTGAGAAACTTTGTAATAACTCCATAACGCAGTATATCTGGTATTTTTTGAATGAAGTTTGCCATGATTCCTTGAGACACAAGATCACCAGCATTTGAGTCCCTGGACAGATATTTCATTGTTCTTGCAAATTTTAACATATACCTAGATGTTCTAGGCCCATATATATCTTCAAGCCTGCCGCCTTTGTTAGCATCCAGTATTCTTTGACCAAGCTCTCCCATTCTTTGAGAGTTGATTGTGGCGCCAACATCTTCAAGAATGTTCTGCATATAATAAGATTTAACGGTTTGCTTGCCTTCGTCATCAAGGGCATTAAACAAAACCTTAAACTCTTCGGGCTTCGTATTAGGGTTGGATATTACTTCAGCAGCTTCATCAGCAGTTAGCTTACCGTCAGCCGCATTTCTTAATGCGCCAGCACGCTTAACAACCATAGTTTCTTCGCCAACTTTTATGGCGTTTTCCATAGCGCCTACAAAAGAACCTGTTCTATCAAGCCCGGCGGCTATTGCGTTATCAATAACATCAGAGTTTATCTTGATGCCATTGCCTATTGCGTCAAATTGTTCGGCAAGCTTGCGTACCTTTGCAACATCAGACCCGAACAATTCATCGGCTGTGTCACCTAAATCATCAATTGTTTTTCTGAAAGCAGAACCTCTAAACTTCGTAGCGTCTAATGATTTGATGCCCGATTTCTGTAAAGCATTCGCCAAAAAGTTTGATGCAAGCTGCGCTCTGAAAGGTTCAAAATTTTCACCTAAAGCAAACTTTAAATTTTTAATGGCATCAGGGTTGTTGTTCTTAATAAGCTTCTGCGCCATTCCAGCCACTGCTTCTAAAGGCTGTTCTTCCTCAATTTTTGTAACGATGTTTTTTATGCCAATGTTATCTTCTAATTTATTTATGTCATCCATTCCAGACTTGTAGAACTGACGTAAAGGAATAAAGTCTTCAGCCGCACGCCTTAACTGAGCAACACCTTCATCTCCACCTAATGTAGCTCTTTGCGCTGATGTAAGATTGTCTATATTTCTAACATCTAAAGCTTCATCCATAGCTTTT